CGTCAACGAGTTCAGTTAGCTGCTTTTCTGTGGTTTCCATTGGAAAAGCTCCTTCAGATTCGAAATTTTGTTCAATGCTGAGTGGTCGATGACCGGCTCTGCAATTGTCGTTGCGGCTTTCGCTTCTGCAGTGGCGGCGGGGGTAGCTGGAGGAGTCGAGCCTGGGCCTGGGCCAGACTTGTCTCCTTCTTCCTCCTCATCGTCGTCGGCTGGGTCGTCGATAAGTGCTTCGAAAATGTCGTCGAGGCTCTTCACGTGACCGTGAGCCTCTTTCAATGTCTTCATGTTGGCGGCGCTGATTTCGCGGCCGGACTTCCTCTGCTTCGTTTCGATCTCCTCGGCCGACATCGTCGACATGTCGCCATACTGTTCTTCGAGGTAGTCGATGTAGAGCGGGAGGAAGGCCAGGTACGCTTCGGTGAACTGCTGCAAGGTGGTCTCGGCGGCGCTCACCTTCTGATCCTTGCTCATACCGCTCTGCCACGGTAAGGAACAGGTTGCATAGCGTAGTGCGCAGAAGAGTTGATCTCCGGTATCACGAAGCTGAATCTCCGCAAGCTCCGTATTGAAATCGTCTTTCTTCTCTCGGAGCGCTTTGATCGCCGTCACCATCGCAAGCGGGTTCATCGGAAAAGTTACGACGCTGCCTTCCCAGAGCCGAATCTCTTTCAGCTTGCGGACTCCGCCCTCGACGTCTTTCTTGACCGTGTCATATCCGATGCTCAAGCCCTTTATAATCCGCGCCTTTAGCAGGAGGTATGCCTTTTGAGCCATCGGCAATTCCATCAGTAGTTGGCCTTTGACGAGCAGAGCGTCGGGGCTGTCGGTAAGCGTGAGTGATCCGATCGGCTCGTCGGTCTCATGCTGCCAGAGCATCGGGACTTCGTTGCCATGCTCCTGAATCGTCTTCGTGAACGCGCCGGGAAGGATGGAGTCACCGCCCAGGTCCACATTGTTGTAGACCGCGAGGATGCCTTCGAAGGACCCGTCGGCCCCAATAGCCTTTACCTGAAGATTGAAGTGCTGTTTTGTCGCGTTCTTTTTGGTGGAGGGCATGGGTTCCTTTCGTTACTCGCTGACGCGCACGAGTGCAGGCGACTGGGTTATGGGTGCCTTCCCATCGTTCGGGATTGATTGCATATTGAGCTGGATGTGCTTCACATCTCCGCCGGGGTATGGGTTGGCGTCCTCTTGATCGCGGACTTCGTTCGGTGACCACACGCCGTTTTGTAGGCCGATAGCATTACCCTGCATGCGGGTGAGGAAGTCACCCTTGAGCAGCTCCGTTACGTTGTGCTTGAAGTAATAGCCCTGCGCCTTCTCTTCAGGCGTAAGCACGCATCGCCAGAGGTCTTGTTCCCAACGCGTAAACCACGGCTGCATTGTGACCTTGACGAACTCTAGGGCCAACTGCTCAATGTTCGAAAATGTTGCGCGGCTCAGATCGCCGACCAGATGTGGAGACATCAAGAACCAGCGGCAAATTTCATGAATATCAAATAGCCTCGTCTCGACCATTTGTTGATCGAGAGCGCTTAGGCCGGTCTTCTCGTACGTCGCTCCCATGCCCTCGAGGATGGGCACTTTGTGCGGCTGCGCGTAAGTCGTCTCCCAGTCGTTGCGGAACTTGTCGAATTCCTGGGGGGTGGCAAACTTCTTATCAAACTTGAGAATGTACGGCACGCGTCCGCCGCCGGCATAGAAACGCGCGACGTTTCGCTCCACCGCAATCGAGGTACCGATGGATTGCCGCGCCATCGTGATGACCGAATAACCCCGGATACCGTCCCACCCGAGACCTCGAAGGTGGAAGATGTCTTGCGGCTTGCCCGACTCCACTGTGAACGTGGTCTCATTGGAAATTGCAGGCCCATCCTTGACGACGTAGACGAGGCGCTTTTTACCAGTCTTCTCGCGATCGATCTTTACGTGGTTGGGGTCGAGCGCCTGCAACTCCAACGCAGTACCATTTCCGCTCCGTCGTATGATCTGCGCAAAGCCGTTACCCTGGAGAGTGCAGTGGCTGGTCCGCGTCTCCTGAAAACTCATTGCCGACATTTCGTCATTCGGCGCGTTTCGCAGTGCGTTGAACATCGGCTTGTCATCCGCAAGCCTCTTCGTATCATTCTTTCGCTGCAACATTACGAGCGGTGTAGATCCCTGCGTCTCGCTGATCAGCCGGTTGCAGGCCCACACCACAGAATGGTTGAGTGAGCTCTCGAGTGATACCTGCTCCCCTGACCAGGCGGGCATGCCGCCCGCCCATGACGCATAAATGTTCCGGAACCCGTTTTGGGCATACCAGCCGGCGTTGATCGCGTCGAGCGGTATCTCCATAGCCTTCCGGCCGCTGATATCGAGCGAGAGAGTCTCGTCTCCCATCCCTGCCTTGACTGTTTTGAATGCTCCCTTGACCGCATCCACGAGTGCAGGGAACATCTAGTTGAGGCTCCGCAGTCCAGTGTAGGTCATAGTGTTCGATTCCGCCACGAGGGCAGGACTGAGAAGAGTCACGGTTGCCGCCAATCCGTCGATGCGCTTCGACGATTTCAATCGTTCTGGTTTCGTGGGCTGGCAGTTGTCCTTGCGGTCATACTGCAGTTGCATGCAGGCGGCGTTCCAGTTGAAAACCGGGTTGTTGCCGTGGCGAATCTTCTGATCGAGGTAGGCCGCGAGGATGAATTTGGTCGGGTAGCTCAATTGCATGAAGTTCTGCTGCACCTCGATCGCATTGATTCCTTCGTCGTTTAGCTCCATGGCCTCAGTACGGAAGTTGCACCGATCGAAGGCCAGGTCTTGCAAATCAAACATTCCCTTGCCCCATCGGATCTTGTCCTTCACTTCTCGCAGGTCGATCGCATTCCCCGGGGTCGCTATCACGAAGCCCTTCTCCACCCAATCGGCAAACGGAAGCCGGCAGATGCGCTCGAGTTCCGGAACTCTCTCCTCCGGCACAAAGAAGAACGGGAGGAATGTCCAGACGCCATTGCCGCCAAAGGGTTCGAAGCCGAACACCACCGCGGTAAAGTCTGTCGTCCATGAGGCGTCCACGCCCACATGGCACTTCTTGTCGATCAGCCCCCACTTGCGAATCAGCAGTTCGACATCGTAGGTCGGCCAGGTCCGAAGATCCACGCCGCCGCCACACAGTTGCCATTTCGCCATATCGATGATCGGGTCGGTCTGCGAGGCGATCGGGACGTTGAGGTGATAGCGGAGAAACTTGGACTTGTTCGCCGGCTGCGCAATCGCCTTATCGAGCTCGACCACGATGGCCGCATCTTTCAGAAATCCGCCCAGGTCCTCATGGCTTGGGTTGGCCAGGACGCGGGCCTCGCGCGATTTCCAGTATTCCGGGTCGCTCTTGATCTTTGCCTTGTCAGCTTCCCAGATGGCCGGGTAGAACTGTGGGGACTGGACTGAGCCCTCAAGGACCTTTACGGCAAACTCGTATTCTCCGAACCACAGCGGAGATTCGTACTCGGCGCCGGCGGTCGTGATGGCTATGTCCAGCGGCTCCTCACGGCTGATCTGCCCCTTGGTGGTGACGTCGTAAAGGGTTTCCGCCTTCGCATTCTTCCAGCGGTGCATCTCATCGCGGATGTTCAGGCTTGGCCTGATGCCATCCTGCACATCGCCATCAGCGGAAAGGACTTGATACGTCCCGCCTCCATCGCGCCGGATGATTCGCTTGGAGCTCGGCAGGACCTTCAGTCGGCTGCGGAGGTCTGGGTTCGCATTCACCAGCATCGCCGCGGCCTTGAACACGATGCCGGCCTGTTCCTTCGCCGCCGCCGAACCATATGCCTCGGGGTTTAGTTCGTCCTCCATGAGGATGTGGTAGATCGGTAACCCGCCAGTGATGAACGACTTACCGTTTTGCTTCGCCGTTGAAACATACGCGCGCCGATACTGGCGCTTTCCATTCGCCGGCTGCACCGTCCCGAAGAGTGAGCGGAGCACCGTGCGGTGCCAACCCATGAGCGACAAGTTGAGCGGAGGGTAAAGGACCCGCTCATAGAACGCTTCGACCTTGCAGCCGCGGCATTGCGGTTTCCCGTTGCTCCTCGTCTCGCACCATGTATCCGCATTGCAATAAGCGCAGGTGTCAGGACGGTAGTTGCTACCCACACAGCTACTTGAACGCCACGTCGGCCATGAGGAGCCATGCGTGGCGTCTTGCGAGTTCAAAAGTTTTGAAGGAGGCGAACTTGCTGCAGGGAGGCGTCCCCGGCGATATGACCACCCATGCGTTTTTGAAGCGCTTGCATGATTTCCGAATCTTTATCAATTTATCCCTCGCGGGGTTCCACGTTCAGTTCGGCAGGTTTCCACATAAGGCCCGCTCCAGTGGGTCCATCGGCTTGCCCGGCTGCTTTGGCAAATTTGGGTTCGGCACGCTATCTCCGTCCACCCGACTGCGGCTCGACGCCGTGAGGCCCAACTCTGAGTCATGCCGCTGGATCGAAAGGCGGTACGACCTCGCAATCCGAATCGAAGGGTTCGCCACGTTGCCGTTCCGCGTCCGCACCACTACGCCCCTACGCCGAATATCTTCCTCCGACTCTAGCATCCGCTGAAAACACAGGCACCTGTCGGCAATCGCCGCCGACTCACTCTCTCGCAGCCAATATGCCACCGTCGTGATCCGCTCCCACTCTTGCAAGGCAATCCCGTCCAGGGGAAACGGCGGCTCGAACGGACCCGACGGTAGGTCCACGCCCGGTTTTAGTGTGCGATGGCCGCGATTCCCTTCCATCAACTTCAGGAAAAACGGCTTTGGCTTGCGTCCTGTTCTCATTGGCGGAAAATTATTCTCGTTTCGCGAAATTGTGCGGCTGTCTCGGCGGGTTCGGAAGGCGTTCATTCATAGGGATTTAGGCCGCCCTCCCCCTCTACGTCTTTCAATTACGCGGTATTCTGGGTGGACTGGGCTCTGCGAAGGTAGCTCCTTCGCTCCATGGTGATCATCTGACTCGAACTGATCTCTCCATGAGAGTCTTGGCCGCATGGCACTCATTGCATCGCGTTCGGTAGTTGTCCAAGTCGAGCCGAAGTTCGGGGCGTTGGTCTATTGCGATCTCATGGTCACCATGGAGATGCCGCTGATTGCCATGCCACCGTACCCGTAGTTCTTCTAGGATGAGGCCTGTTGGCGGGGCGTCGATACCATAGGTTCGGCACTCGCGGATGATGTCCGGTTCCCAGCCACAGTCGACGCACTTCCACCCATCCCGTTCGAAGCACTGGATACGGAGCTTGCGGTGGTTCTCGTCATAGCCGCGCCGTGTCGAGGAGCCTCTGAGCTGCTCACCTTGCTTTAGGCATTGCGTACAGCGCGACCCTGCTTCTATCAATCGGCCACAACGGTTGGAGCAGTGACGCTTTGGAACATTGGGCATGGGATGGCTTCTGCCGCAGCCGTTGGAGCAGTTACGCTTGGTGAGGCTGGGCACTTTGCCGCATTAGAATGTTGTGATTCTCCTTCAGAAACTCTCGACTCTCTTCTGGCTTCCACAAACACCATCTGGTGATGACTGGCGTTGCCTCAGCGATAGAGTCGAAGGTGGCAGCTATCAGCGCGTTACCGGAAGGGTTCAACAATTCCACATAGACGGAGGCTTCGCCACACTCAGGATGGACTCTGACTGTGGCATAGTTTACTGATTTGAGTGTGATTTCGTTACGGCCCATGCTCACCTGTCTTTGGATTCCGCTGGGCCGCGCACTCTAGGATGAGCATGCGACCCACATTGCGATTGCGGAACTTATAGATTCCTGAACCAGTTCAGGATTGCGCTAATTAGACGTTCCAGCCAACCCGGTCGGGGGTTGAAGGGACACCAGGGAGGTCACGCTGACCTTATTCGACGGCGCAGACTCGACAGCGTTCAACGTCGCTGTGACGTAATAGCATTGCGTTCCTACCAGGGGAGACGCATCGGTATAGGGTCCGCCAGCGGCAACGCCTGTTGCGATCTGGGTGAATGATGTCGGATTGGAAGCGCAGGAGCCAGCCGCACGGTAGACGTTGACCGTGGTGTTCGGGGTTGGCGATGCTGTCCACGTCAACACGTCTGTGTGCGCCGTAGCCTGTCCGGCGAGAATACCTTCTGCCGCGTGGAGCGGTGTCAGCGCAACCATGAAAAGAGCGAGCAATAACGCCAATGGCTTCATAGGTTTCATCGCGGAATCTCCTTCTGAATTGGTGGTCTGATGATGCTTTCTGGCCTTTTCGAGCGACACGCCCTTGAACATCAACTCCGCGGTGAAGTCATGGATTGCCCACTGCATCTGCATCTCGTCGCTAACCTGCTGAAGATAACGGGCTACATGCCGGTGTTCCCCGAAGGCGAGCTCAAAGCTCCATCGCAACTGTTGCTCAAGCCAGTATTGCCGGGGCGTGCGGGTGATGAGATGGAATCCCTCGGGCAGTTCGCAGTCGGCCAGGCGCTTCGTCTTGCAGCGCATCTCAACCTGCTCATCAACACTGATAGCGCTAGGATCGCGCTCGGCGTCAACCCACTTGGAGACCGTCACTGCTCACACCCACGTGCTATCCAATCGAAGCACCACTGACAGAAGCCTTTTACGAACAGGCCGAGGAAGCGGATGGCTTTCACTCCAGCACTAACTCCGGCTCACGCTGCCCGGCTGGTACGTGTCGTCCTTTGAGACCGACCTTCAACTGCATCGCATGAACCGGGCCGCTTTGCGTCTTCTGCCAGGTGCGGGCTGCATTCGACGTGAAAACGGCTTTGTTGTGAAAGCGATCCGCCCATTCCATTTCGCCGCGCGAGAACGCTTCTACTACCTTTGAGCGCGTGAGCTTTGTGTGCCCACAGTTCCCCATGCATGGAGCGTTGCTGAAACGGCCTGAAACCCCTTGACTTGGCGGCAGGACGCAAACACTCCTACGCTCATACGGCTTTGCCGTGAGGCTCACATGCACGCGCGGTCGCGCAAACTTGGCAGAAGGATTCGCAAGCATCCGATGCTCCAAAAAGGTTGAATTTGGGTGACACCGGAGAACGAAGGCGGGGAGCCTTGATGTTGTTTTAGGGGTGGGTCGGTCGTACTGCTCGAAGAATTAATCAGCTTAGGCGGCTGGTTCGCAACATCCAATCCAAGGCTCTTCGGGGCCAAGACCGGTGTCTGTCGTCAGTTGTCTACTGCTGCATTGTTCGGGTTTGAATATAACACGCTACGTGCGATTACTGAACACGTAACCGATCAGGTACACATTCAGACAGCGTGCCCGATGTGCCACAACTTGCAGAACCTGCACCGATACGCGCCGATGGTACCGAAGGTTGAGTGCTGCTTTACGCTTTGCTTTGGCGGAACAGTGCTGGCCGCAGCGCGACGGGCAAGGTGGCGGGTATCAAAGGCCACCTTGCCGCAGAACTGCGGTGGCGCGGAGCTTTGAGATTTTAGATAGGCGTGGGTCATTACCACCAGTCTCCATCGTTGTGTTCGCGTTTGAGTGGAATCGTTGGAATCTGAAGCGGCTTGGCGAACTCTACGGCGAGGTGCTCGACCGTGCGTGGGTCTAACGGCGTGCCAGTGCCATACTTCTCCCATCCTGCAAGGATGCGCTCACGCCACTGCTCTACCGTCAACTGTTCCATTTCGCTTCCTTTCCCTAGCGGTGTTTCATCAGCCTGCGGCATCCCTCGGCCCGTCGCAACGTCTCGGTGCGCACCATGCTGCTGCCAAGGAAATTCGCTCATCAACAGTCGTATTGGTGGTGAGATACGACGAGATACACCACACAGAGGGCAAGGGCTACGACATAAAATACACACAGTCCAGCGACCCATCCGCGACTGCGGGCACCCTGATATGCACAGCCGAACATAGCCGAAAGGCAGAGGGCGGCAAGTCCACCCCGCCATGGAGTCACGTATTCGTCACATAGTCTTAGAGAGACTGCGGATGTGGTGAGGATTTCGCTTATCACGCTTTTTTCTTTCTTTTTCAAGGGTGCCGACGCTGTGGGAGCCGTCGGCGGTTGGAAACTAAACTTTCTTGATGGGTTTCAGCACAATGCGGGACTCGCCCACTTCGTCGACCTTGAAGCTGATGCCCTTGAGGTCGACTGTTTCGCCTTCCTGAAAGCGCGTCCAGTCGCGTTGAACTTTCTCGGTGGGCGTAAGGGCGGCCACATCACCGTTGAACTTTTTGAGGAGTTCGGGGTGAATGGGCTCGAATCGATTTCCTTCGGGGTTGTACATGCTCACCTCTTTCGTTTGGGAAGCAGGGGCGCTTTGTGAGCCGCCCACGCTTGAACTTGCTCAATTCTGTGATTCTGTGATTTTGGTGCTTTTATACGACAGGGGTTGGGTCTGGTTCAGACGTTGCAGTCGGCACCGCAGCCTTGAGTCCGGTATCGACCGCAGACAGTGAAGCGTTGATGGCCTGAGCGGTCGCAAGCGGGCCGCTGAGGTCAACTCCGGGGTTGGAAGCCTGCAAAGCCGCGAGTGCGTCTTCGAGGGTTTGGGCGTCTGTTGCGATTCCGCTAACCGTGGCCTGGATATCGGCGAGGACTGTGTTGAGGTCGTCAAGCTGGGACATGATTTTCTCCTGGTTGTTAAAAATCAGGCGTAGCAGCCGCAGTGTTACTTTCTCCGCTGCGCTGCAGTGCTCCTCGAATACTTCGATTTCGATTAGGCTCACTGGTCTGCCTCCTGTGCCGCTCACAGTACAACAAGTCGTGCAGGAATTATTCGATGGGCGCTTGGGATTATTTACGCAGAGGGGTGCATGGTTGAGATTGAGCTCAATCATGTCTCTCTCTGCGATTCGATGTATTCGGCTAATTTCTCTGCCACCCGCTCAAGATTCCACCATCCATCCAAAGTCACATCGCTCAGGTCGGCCGCGTCGATGTACGGGCTGTCCAAGCCCTCTTCCCGTAGAATCTGGACCAACTTCTCCGCCAGCGCCTTACGATCAATCGCCACTATTGTTGTCTCCTTTGAAATGATCACAATGAATGCTGCGAATATCTCATCTTTGATTGCCTCATCGAATCCTTCCCAGGCTTGCCTCCAACCGCGCCGGTCGGTGATGTCCTCCAGCAGCTTCCATGCTGTTCTCTCCGGGGCCGTCATAGAACCAAGTACGCGCTTGTAAATCACAGTGGTCTGCGAGTAAGCGCCACCATGGAAAGCTTCGAAGAATTCGCTATAAGTCACGCCGCCACCCTCTTGAATCCCTCAGCCTTGCGCCGCGTGTAGAACTCCACCCACTTCCGCTCAATCTTTTCCCCTGCTACTGCTCGGAAGGATTCCAGCTCGTCCAACTCCTCCGGCGGCCGTACCAGATCCAACGCAGGATGCGCCCAGATCGCCTCCAGGCCCGCGCGTATGCTTCCGAAGCCAAAGTCTGCAATCGTGCCCATCGTGTCGATGCCGATGTCGCGTGCGCTTGGTGGCTCCTTGGGTGGTGTGCCGCGGTTGGTCAGCTTGCGCCCGTGGTGCCGTAGCAGGGGGATGAGTTTGGCGAGCTCGTCTTTGGCCTCAACTTCGAACGGCGGCTCTGACTTCGCGCCAGCAAACTTGCGAATCTCTGCGATTGTTGGCCGGAAGGGTGAAGATTCAAGCACCTGCGTCAGCGCCGCGTCGAACCGCTCTTCCCCAATCTCACCCCGGGTTTTTAGCCACAAGCTGAGCATGAGGTCTCTCGAAGAGGGATCGAGCGGTTGTGATTGGGTGAGCGCCTCCGCGATCGCTATCCGCTTGAGAATCCATCCCTCCGGATCGGCGAGCGGCGAGCGTTGCGTTAGTGCTTTCGAGGATGGCGTCGATACGGTTGGGTTTTGCATGATTATTTCCTCCGGATGTTCGGGGTGAGTTGTTTTGGGCGCGACTGAGCCAGTTGTTCATGAATCGGGGCAGGCCTTTGGCCGTCTTGCGAGGATTCGTGAGGAGCCAGGCGCGCATCTTCGCCAACTGCTCCATCACGGAGACGTCGGGGTATAACTTCACGAGCTCATCGAAGAGCCCCTGCGGGACCGACCACTCCCCCTGTTCACCGGGTAGGGGTAACTCGAAGACGCCGGCGGGAACCTCGCTAGAGGTGACCGCAAGAGTACTTGCTCTTGTTTCTGTAGGTGTCTCTGTTCCTGTTCCTGTTATTGTGTCGGCGGAGCGTGATGGTCGGCGCTCGCTGACTGTACGGTGACCGTTCGATTTACCCACGGTGACCGTAGACTTTTTGGACGGTGACCGTGTTTCTGTGGTCTTTCTAGCCGCTGCGGAGCGTGCTTCAAAGATGCGTTTCGCCTCACTCCACTCCTCACGCAACACTGGATTGTAGAGCCGCCCACCGATCTCATCGCACTGAAACTTGCGGAGGATGCGCGGGCAGTACTGCGCCCATAGGTCGTCACCCAAGCCAGACATCGAAGCCAGGTCGAGCGGGTCGTCGGAGATGGTGCAGTCGTCCGTCTGCCAGGCTGACGCGAGAAGGTAGAGGTAACCCATGCGCGCCACCGGATGCATCGCCTGAACGTCTGGGCTGCCTCTGAATCGATCGATGTGAAACGGCATCCATTGCTGCCAGCGTTCAGCCACGTGCCGCCTCCCGCTTGCCAATGGCCTCTACAGCGCGTTTCGCTGCCCCAAGCCTGCGCTTACACTCACGGCGCGCATCGAAAGCCTTGAGACGAATCTTGCAGGGTTCGCACATGCCGTCATACGTGAGTTCCGGCTCCTCGCGATAGTTCGGAGGAGGGCCGGTAACTACATTCCAATGGCGTGACATGCAAGACTCTTGCGCGCCGTTGCTGTAGCCAGATGCGAGGTCCAATTCGCCCCCACTTTGTTCTGTGCAGCGATTGTCCCGCATGATGCGCGTCTGCTCGCGGACGGATTCGGCGGCAATGGCATATTCAACGCAAACCTCTTCAGTCGATCGTTTAGACTTCGCCATCTACGTCCCCTACACTTTCCAAATCTTCGTCGGTCAGTAGCCACTCCAGAGGAAGGTCAAATTCAGCCGGAGGAGGTATGAGGTATTGCGGCGCCGGCTCGCTCACGCTTCACCCCAGAATGGACGCACGGAGTAGACCCGCTCGAGATGATCAGGGTCGGGAGTCGCTTCACAAATTCCGGCCATTCTCTCGGCGCCGGCCTTGGTGTTGTAAACGAACATTTGGCCCGCATAACTGTGATAGAGCCACTTCTCTTTGGTCATGCCGCCGCCACGCTTCTTTGGCGAACGGAAGACTACCGCGAACATCACGCGGGGGCGCGGGAGGATGTTTAGGTCGAGGCTCACGCCACCCTCTCAGCCTGAGACGCCGGATAAGAATCTGATTTCGGCCCACGTTTGCGTGCCACCAATCGCCGCGTGAGATCGTATATCTCAGCAGGGGAATTGCATCCCTTGGGCACGAATACGTCGGCGTGCAAAGCGCGTTCAAAGGCGGTTATCTTGTCGCACACGATCATCGCTGCCAGTTCTGGGCGCAGTTGCTTCGCCCGCCGTACCAACTCATTCCCGTCCATCTGTGGCATCAGAAGCTCGCAGATCAGCAGGTCGATGGAGTATGGCAGCGCCCGCTCGAGAAGCGCGAGTGCTTCGTCTGAGCTCTCCACCGGGATCACGCGGAAGCCGCGCGTCTCAAGGAAGAACTTGCGGACGGAGAGGTTCTGCTCGTTGCAGTCCACGTAAAGAATCTTCTTTCTAGGCCTCATAGTGCACGCTCCTCCGCCGGTCATATTCCGCTACAGTCAGTGAATCAATCTTGTCTGGGCATCCAAAGAGGGTGTCGCACTTCGCGCATGCCGCCAGTTCCCCGCGGCGTCCCTCAAGGTGAAGGCGATGGATGCGCGCCAGGGGTTCTCCCGCCCAAATCTCGGCGAGCGTCTGGTGGTTCGCATTGCCCACAATCAGCGAGTCTTCCCACGCCACACAGCACGGCACCACGTCGCCATTCGACTTCACCACGAGGTTGTAAAAGGGGTAGGGGCAGGCAACGTGGCTCGCGGTTCCCTGTTGCGATATCTGCACAAACTCACTCGCTATCGTGTGAAGTCCATCGATCATGATTTCGTCGACGATGCCAGCGTAGAGCACTTCGATCTGGTGTTTTTCCCTCAGACTGAAGACCTTCGCGCAGATCACCGGAAGACTCTTCCCTTGCTCCTCGCGCATCTGTGCCAGCAAGGCCACGTTGCGCGCAACCAGGGCAGGACGGGCTTCTGGATAAACGGAGACGCGGAGGTAGTGAACTCCAGCGTCGAGGATGGCCTGGCAGTTCTTTGCGGTAAGAATCATGCCGTTGGTGGTGAGCTCCACCCGGTCGCAGACTGTGACGGCAAGCCTCATAATCTCCCCGATTTGAGGGTGCAGAAACGGCTCTCCGAAGAAGTAGAGCTTGAGCGACCTCGGCTTCATCTCTTTCAGTTGTTCGATCAGGTGACGGTAGAGTGTCATGTCCATGTCGCGCCTGTCGCCAGCGCGTTCCTCGTAGTCATCGAGCGACTGCGGGCAGAAGGAGCATGAGAGGTTGCAGCGGCTGGTCGGTTCGATGTAGACGGTCAGGGGGGCAGCCAGCGGCGCGGCATCGGCAAGGGAGATGCGTGGGGATTTACGGAGTTCCGTGTACGACTTTACTGCGTCCACTCAGCACTTCTCTTCCTGTTGCGGTCCAGATCATCCGCCAGTTCTTGCATCTTGATTACGAGCCCCTGAGAGCGGAGCTTTTTGAGGGCACGGACTAAGCACATATTCACTGCGCTCTTAGTCGTGCCCAACTCCTCGGCTATCTCTGCGAGGCTCATGTGGGGTCTGTTGGGGAGGGTTGCGCGGCTCATCGCACCTCCGCCGGGAACTCATGATGCTCGACCCCATCCAGCAGACAGCCAGCTGCCTTGGTGCCGACGCGATAACACGAGAGCGGCAATTCAGACTCATTCTTCGCTCCCGCACGCCACGCAAACTCATGCGCGTACTTATCAACCTTCATGCCATGCACAAACGGGTCGTAGTCACTTAGAGGTAGCCACTCCCCCCATTGCTTGAAGAAGAACGGCACGCCAGCGGCCTTACACTGGTCGCGCAGGCTCCGCGCCCAGTCCGGATGCATCGGACGCGCCCCGGCCCCACTCTCCCCGCCTACAATCGCCCAAGTACTTGCGCCGAGAGATGGCCACCACGGACCGGGATCAACGGCGCTGAGCAATGGTTCGAAGCTGACCATCGTCTTCCATCCGACCGAGGCCAACTCGCAGAGATAGTCGAGGCGATCATCAGCGGCCTTCTGATTCTCGACCGATACGCCCAAGCGGACGTTCGGCAACGGCCATGAAGTATGCGGCTTGACAGTTCCATCCGTGGCCGCATAGAAGCCCTTCGGCAACTTTCCCCTCGGCATAATCCTGTCAATCGCGAGCTGCAGTTCATGTCTCCGATAGGACGCGCTTAGGTACTCAAACATCCTCTCCGGGCGCTTCGTCAGCACTTGAAAGTCATGGTGCGTGGCTGTGGCCATCACGGCGAAAATCTTGTCGCGCATCTCGTCCGTGACGTTCTCATGAAATAGATCGCTCATCGAGTTGACGAAGATCCGGCGAGGCTTCTTCCAGTGCAGCGGATCCAGCAGATGCTCTTCGAGGAACTTGATGTTTCCGTTCCACTTGCCCATAGACTTACCGGCTGAATCGAGTTGCACCAATCCCTCATACGCAAGCCCGGGCCCACTGAATCGATGCGCAATACTCTCCGCGTAGCAGTGTCGGCAACCTGCGCTCACACGGCTGCACCCGCGTATCGGGTTCCACGTCGAATCCGTCCACGAAATACCAGTTTCTCTTCCCATTACCCCTTCACCTCCACAGGCGAACCGCCTAAAATCCCACCATGAAGCGCATGAGCCTGAAATATGAGCCACGGACCTTCACCGAGACCTGCACCGCCTGCGGAGCCGAAATACCGGTCTCTGAAACCCTTTACCTTGACGGCGAGAACAAGCGTTGCCCGCGATGCGGCGGCACGTATCAGGTCCCAAAGTCTCCGAAGTGGCAGCAGTTGGGGAATTAGCCCATGGCCAACAAACCGCAGCGGCGCATCCCAAAGGTGGGCGACAAGGTGATCCCCGGCACCTCCAAATCGGCCTGGAGAGTCTGGCAGGTCAGCGACGACGGCTCCGAGGTGCACGTCGAGATCCCCGGCACAAATCTGAACCGCTACAGAGTTCCAGTGCGGGACCTTACTTGGGTGGAGGAGGAGTAGGGTCATGCTGGCACCTCGGCGGATTCGGCTGCGCTGTAGAAGAGTCCAAGTTGAGGCTGTATGCAGTGTGGGGAAAACCAGATCCGCTCACGCCCTGCGTTCTCCCGGCCTGTTCCTTCACCCTGCGAACCGTACCCACCGCGCGACTTCCACGCGACACACTCCCAGCTATCCGGCATTTCGTGTTCGCCGTCGTAACCGCATAGCGCAACCCTCAATTCGCGGTTGTCGCCATTCTCTATCGCCCAGCGTCGAACCTCATGCGCAACCTCTGAGGAGTCTGAGGCGTACAGGTCATCTTGCCGCCCGGCCGTGTCTGCGTAAGGCGGATCGAGGAAGACACCCGTGATGCCATGCTTGAAAGTTACAGAAGGGCCGCAGATGCGTTCCCAGTCGCCACAGCACACTCGCACTTTGCGGAGCCGCTCGGCGAGCTGTTCCATGTAGGCAAAGAGTGGAGCCTGCACGGTGCCGTTGAGGCCTTTGCCTTTGTTCGCCAAATGTGGACGCTTTTGATCTAGGCACGATTCCTCCGTGCCCGCGTTCCCGAGGTGAGGTAGCTTACGGTGTACGCCCGTGCCCGCGTTCCCGAGGTGAGGTAGCTTACGGTGTACGCCCGTGCCCGCGTTCCCGAGGTGAGGTAGCTTACGGTGTACGCCCGTGCCCGCGTCCCCGAGGTGAGGTAGCTGCCGATTTACCCCTCTGCCCGCGTCCCCGAGGTGAGGTAGCTGCCGATTTACCCCTCTGCCCGCGTCCCCGAGGTGAGGTAGCTGCACCGAACACCATCCAGAGCCAATCCAAATGCACTGTCCCCATACCCACCATCCTGCGATCTTGGCATCGTAAAACTCCGGATCAACCTTCATTCGTTCGCGAAACTCTTCCTGTCCGCAAAGCCATAAGTGCCGTGCGTGCTGGTCCGCCTCATTGACCGGCTCGTCGGCGTACCGCGTCACCGCTTCCGGGTCCCTCTGTAGTGCCCGCCAGAAGTTAGAGACCATGCAATCGAGATCGTTGATCGTCTCAGTACCGGCATCCGTCGGGCGGCCGAGAAGCACCGCGCCAGATCCAAAGAAGGGTTCGATATAGTTCGGCACATCGCCCAGGCGCGACCAAACCAGGTCGCTTACCCGAGACTTCCCACCGAACCAAGGAAACGGGGCCTTTAGGGTCACGCCGCCACATCCTTCTTCACACCCACAGCCGAACAGATGTCAATCACCTGCTGCGTCATCAGTTCGCCGAAGAAAGCAATCCGACACTCGCCCTGTAGAACGCCCAACTGCTCTGCCAGCCAAAAGTTCGCCGCCCTCTTCGCGCGCGCCTCCGGCCAGTTTTCAGCAGCCGCCACTGTTCGCCACAGGTGCTCAACGCTTGCATAGGCCTTGAGGTGCATCCCCCGAAGCCTTTCCTTTGCAAGACGGCCCACGGGGCGAAGATTTGGATTACCCGGATACACCTTCACCCATGCTTTACAGGGCTCGCAGGACCATTTGCCCTCGCCGTACACCGCAGGTTGTCGACAGTAGGGACAAAAGGGCTGAGCGATCGCCCGGGACGCAATCTGCAACTGCGCCGCCGTCACCGGCCATCCGCCTCAACCTGATCAACAAGCCGCTCGAACTGCTTGCGCTCGATCCAATCGACCAACTTGTCTCTGAAATAACGGTACTTGCGGAAGATTGCGGGCGAGATTGCCAGTAAAAGCGCTGCTAGGCAGAGGATCAGATCTAATAGGCTCAAGCGGTCCTCGCAAATTCACCGTGATATTTAATTGCTGCGGCGACATAGGCAACATGGGCCTCAGTTGCGGTTGTAAATGACCCCAACTCAAGATTCTTGCCATCTACACAGATTTGCGCACGCCATCTATAGCGGCTCACATTTACCCCTTTGAATCCCGAAGTATTGTTGCGAGGAAGACGCGCATTTCTAGAGTTTTGAGCCGGTGTCGCAGGACGAAGGTTGATTCGCCTGTTGTCCAACGTCTCGCATGAGACGTGATCACACAGAAACCCCTCGGGCGGGTCGAGCAGCGCTCGGTGTAAATTTAGGAACTTGAATTTGCAATTACCGAGAGCTAGATTTCGCGTGGCATAGAAGACGTCGCTCCCATGCCGACGGCTAGCGAACCAGTTGAACTGGCCAACAAATTCAGCGTCCTCCCGGTCTATCAGACTGAACAGCCCTTGAGTCAACGGCACATAGGCAATGGACGGCCCTACCGGAATGATTACCGGTCGAAGTGGCTTCATTGTTCAAACTCTCCTGTGGATGAGGTGAAGCCCGACCATAACTCAAGTTCAACAAGTTAGTCAACAGGTTAAATTTACCGGTTGACAACACGACTACAACTGGGCAATAGTTGTCACTCGGAGCCAACCCATTCAAACCAATCCCACCCCCGATCCGTTCGAGCGCCACTACACTCCGCAGGAGTTGGGGGCGCTGTGGGGCTTTGAGCAGACCACGATTCGCCGCATGTTCATCGACGAGCCAGGGGTGCTCAAACAAGAGCGTGAGGCACGGCGCAACGGCAAACGCTCCTATGTCAGCATCCGAATCCCTGCCTCAGTAGCCCAAAGGGTGCATGCCAGAAAATCAAGGTAGAATGTCCGCCATGCCCATCACGATATGGCGAAGACACGTCACCTCGAAGAGTCGTCCGCAGGCTTCCTGCCCGCACGCGAGCAAGGGCAGGAACTATCTGAAATGTAGTTGCCCGCTATGGGCGGACGGATATGTCAACGGAAAGCGGACCCTACGCCAATCACTGGGGACGCGGGATATGGCCCGTGCGCGCAAGAAGGCCGTCGCCCTGGAATCGCCAGACGCCCGCATCTACAAGCCACTCGGCGAGGCGGTGGCCGGCTTCCTAGCCCACTGTCAGAGTGAGGGTTTGACCTTTGCGACCTATCGGAGATACCGCAATACCCTGACAAAGCTACAGGAGTTCTGCGCCGACCGTGGCGTCGACAGCGTCAACGAACTGGATACCGACGTACTTGATGGGTTTCGAGCGATCCGGCAACTGAAGCCGATCACCTCCTCGAAGGAACTCCAGATACTTCGTCAATTCTGCGGTTTCTGCTTCGACCGAAGGTGGATGGACGGCAACCCAGCCAAGCGCATCAAGGGGCCGCGCAACATCAGGCCCAACGACGTCGAACCCTTCACCCCCGCGGAAGTTATCCGGATCATTCAAGCCTGCGAACTCATCGGAAGAGGGCCATACGAGCGGCTGCGAGCCAAGGCGATGGTGCTAACCTTCCGCTACACGGCGCTCAGGCTTGGGGACGTGGCAATGCTGGCGCGCGATCGCATCACCAGGGATGGGCAGCGGTGGCGGATATTCCTGCGGACGGAGAAGAGTGGCAAGCCCGTCTTTCTTCCCATTCCCGACGAGATGAAACAGGCCCTCGACATCGTACCCGTTCCCCGTGGGACCAAGGGCGAGTCGAAGCACTTCTTCTGGAATGGGGTAGGGTCTGAGCGCACCATGAAACACATCGTTGGCCGTTCCTTGCAGTCCATCTTCAAGAAGTCGCTTGTCGCCAAGGCCCACGCCCACCGCTTCCGGCATACCCTGGCGACAGAGTTGATCGGCGCCGGGGCCAGCTTCGAAATCGTCGCCGACATCCTCGGGAACTCCCCCGACGTCGTGCGCAAGCACTACGCCAAATGGTCACCGGCTCGGCAGGTGAACATCGATTCGCTGATGGAAACGGTTCATTCGACCGCCACTTACATCACCGCCTCGACCACCGGGAGACTCCAATGAGACGGGCACATTTTGGGCACACACGCGAAATCTTGCCGCAAGTCCTTACGAATCAATGGGTAAATTGGTGGGCAGTGAGGGACTCGAACTTTTTGCCCTCATGCGTTTTCAGTAAGTTGCTGAATCTTTATACCGCCAGATATGCACAATTGGCAAGATATGCAGTCCGTGGGCACGTTTTGGGCACACAGCATTCCGTGGAGGGATTACTGCAATGATCAACGACATCATCAAGGTTTTGGACGGGTGCATAGAAAGACTGGACGAGAGAGCGC